GTCCTCACCTGGATAAGTTTAAAGACTTTCCAGGTCTCTGTTGGGTGAAGGGGGAGGTTCATATTTGAACGGCACTTCCCATCCATACAGTGATTCCGTGCGCATACAATTACCTTGCGCACTTGCGTAGAGCTGCTCTACATGAGATATTCGTGAGTGATTAGACGGCCAGAGGCCGTGCTGTCCTTACGGGAGGGCGGCGGGGCGGACAATACTCCGTGCAAGCACGTTTCTTGACGCAGGGCATTACGACCCCCGTCAGCGAGGCCTGCTCCCTCTCCCATCGGTCCGGAGGCGGTATAACCGTCTAGCCGATCACTTTCTCTCATGCCAGTGTTGCGTACCCGGAGGATATGCCCGAAGGATATCCCGAACCCCGAAGGGTCCCCACTGGATCCAACCTTTGAACATTGTTAAAGAGTTGGCTCTACGGAGGTTGTTGATTCCAACGCCTCACTGCTGGGAATGAGTCCATCCGTCCTAGGACTACAATTCCCCCTCCAAGATTGTCTAGTTTAAGGGCATTTCGGCCCTTCATCTTCCGCGGCAGTCTTGATTGCCCAGCGCACAGTTGCGGGGAGTCGCGGAAGGACACTCTTTGCTACCCTTGTCTCGGGAGAATGGCCTTCAAGGCTAGCTAAAAGACGGCGCTTAAACCTACGAACTGGCATAGGTTCCCCATAGAAAAGGGGAATCCGCTGGCAAGCGGACCAGAAGCGCTCGTACCGAGACAACAACTTTACTGGCGGAGCGATCGTCACGCGCTCTGCCAGGAGGGTAGCCCACCAATTATCGACATACCTCGCAGTTCCCTCGTACAGGGAAGAGGTACCAAATAAATTACCAGTGATCTCGTAAGAACTCCATGAAGCCTGTGTAGGGCTGAGAGAACCGAAAATCACCTGGGTGTCGGTAACGGGCGAGAGTGAGGTGGGTAAGGAGACACGTCGGTGAAGACGGCTTGCGATCTTGATAGCGGCCCCCATAATGCCGCTTGATCGGAGGAGATCTGTATGATGGGATTTGAAGCCCATACAGGAGAGGGGAAGGCCAAGATGGAGAGCCTTCAACACAACTGGACGTAGTGTTGACAGGAGCATCCCTTGAGCAGCTTCCTTCATCTCATAAGACTCTTTACAGAACGAGTCTATATCCCCTCCAACGCAAGCCGTGAATTTGTCTCTTAATAGAGCCCGAGTCCTTATTACAGGAACGGGAAAGGCGAGACCTTTGAAAAGAAAAAGGGTGGAGTTGATCTCCGCCTCGTTCCTCTTGTAAGAAGTCTTGCTTGCCTCAGGCTCTAAGCCGACTTGAGGCAGGATGTCAAACCAGGGTTGGGGATCTCTTGTTTCGGCAACTATATCATCGCCGTTAATCAGCATCGGGACACGACCTATGGAGTAGGCCGCGCAGACGCGATTATAAAGACACAAGAGCGGGAAACTTAAAAAAGCCCCCATCATTTGTCCCCGCCTGTTGGTAAGGATCTTATCACCTAACTGGATATCAGGTAATAAACTAATCCTCGCCAATTGTTTGACAGTAGGTGGGATAATTGAAGCGTTGTCTAAACAGGCCTCCAATATCGCCTGAGAGACTCTCAGATCAAGATTGTCGGTGGCACCTTTAAAATCCC